TTTTATACGTGTTGGATCCATTAAATCAATTGCATTAATTAGTTGTTCACCATTAACAGGTGTATTTTTATCAATTTTAGGGGTTTGTGAATCTTGTCCTGGGGGAGTTCCACCTGCCGCGGGATCCGTTGCTGGAGATGCACCAGCCGCTGCGGGATCTATTGCCGGTGGTGCTCCGGCAGCTGCAGGGCCCATTGCTGGAGGCGCCCCGGCAGCTGATGGATCCATCCCTGCCGGATCCATTCCAGGGATTGGCATACCGGCTTCCCATAATAATTTATTAAATAATGTTGTCATGAAATTATTTACCTTATAGCTAGTGAAGATTTTACCTTTAATTGATTAAAATATGTTCTATTTAAAAAATGTAATTCATATTGTGATGTAAATCTTTTTGCGTCCTTAAGGGAATATTCCTTCTTTTGGCGTTTTGACAATTTGGATAACAATTGTCCAAATTGTTCTATATATTCACCTTTGCCGCTTAAAATACCATCACAAAATTCGCGCATAGAATTAACGCCCTTAAGTTCAACAAACGTTATAGGAATAATACGTTGAATCTTTTTTAATAATGTTCTAAGTAACTTTACCATATCATTTTTATCACAATACTCAAATATTTCACAATTTAAATCGTTATCACCCATACATAAAATAACTTTCCCTTGTGTAATATTTTTAATATGTTCACAAATATGATATGTGACGTAATGATAAATTATTTTAAGGGTATCTTTATTCCTCAATTTTATATGTGGTAATAATAATTGGTGTTCTTTAAGTCTATTAATAATTGATGTTTCAATAACATCATCAAATAATCGACCAACATCTACTAAATGCAAATTGTGTTCTGATACGTAACAATTCATATTTTTTGCAAAAAAAATTTTTAGAATCTATAAGTACTATCAAGAGCTTTAAGCATAAAGATATATTACACTTTATAGTACTCTTAGGCTCTTCAAGTTATATTTATTATACCTTTGTTTTTTTTATTTGTCAACGGGTGTCCTATATGTTTTTTATGTTTATTTGATTCTATACTGAGTCGACAAATTGATTTTTTGACATTTTGAAATCATTCATTTATAAACGATTTTAATATAATTTTTTCAATTGTATTCAAATTTAAACCATTGACGTTTGCTTCACTAATTATTTTCTTTAATGCTGAAATATTTTCTTTTATTTTACTTTCTACATCTAATTCTAAATTATATTGTGCAATTAATTGTTCAGTAGTTAATTGGTCATCTTTTTTCAAATAAATTGAGTTATTTAAAATTGATAATTCAGCTTCGTTAATTAATGATTTCAACCTTATTATGTATAAATCTGATTTAGTTAATACCGCGCGTTCAATAACCGTTTCAGGTTTCTTTATTATTTTACCTGATTCATCAATTAATCCTAATTGAAATGCCGGCCATTTATTAAAAGGTGTTTGTAATCTATTTAATAAATAACCCATTGTTATACCATTTTCAGTTGTTTCACGTATCATTGCATTAAAATCTAAACCGCGGACATGGTGTTTACTAAACGGATTTATAGGACACCCTAGACCTATATTTGAAGAACCACACCATATACATTTACCACCATTGTTAATATGTACATGTTTACCCTTAGGCCCGTACGGACAACCTATACCATAATTTGGAGAATTACAATAAATACATTTACTTTGTGCCATAATGTTTACCCTTTATTTTTAGGAGCTTTACCAATTCTAAGATTTATTATACCATTATAATAATTTTCGTTCAATAGTACACCCATATCAAATTGTGTTTTTGCTTCATGGTATGCTAATTCCCATTTACTATTACATAATTTTAATATTGAAAATTTAAAGTTATCTTTACCCAATTGTTTAATATCATCGTTTAATTCGTTACTACTACTGGTATAAGATTTCCAATCAGTTTCAACAAGTATATGTCGCTTATTCTTTTTGCCCTTAAGGGGTTTAAGTTTTTTAACATGTAACATTTGTTTCTTTCCTATATACTTTTTCCCGGTAGTAGTATTTTCTATACAATATATAAATCCATATGTATTTCGAGGAATTACATCATTATATTCCCAATGCCCTAAATCTAAATGTAAATTATTATTCATCATATGGTTCTTCAACATCTAATAATGATTTCATTATTCTATATTGCAATTTATCTTTTTCTTTTTCCTTATCAGGTAATTCTTCATATGGAACATGCTGATCCGCATTCCATTCTTCGCGGGGATTTCTTTCCATCCATTTTATATGAATATACTCAGCACCTGCTTCTTCATCATCCGGAAATTTTTCAACAGCTTCCTTGGCTGCTTCACCTGCAGCTAAGTTTTCTCTTTTCCAATCAGAATGCAATTTATCAAAAGGAACATTAATATCACCTTCAGTACCATCACTATTCTTTTTTATTCTAGGTTTACCTGTACCTTCCGGATCCCAGTTCTTACGCCATTTTTCATGGGCCATGGAAGCAAATTCAATTACGGGATCGGTATCTTCTAATATTAGATTAACTAAATAATCAAATTTCATTTTTATTTATTCCTTTTTATTTTCTTTTCCATTTTATCTAATTCGGGGTAATATCTCGAACCCAATTCGGCGACATGATCCTTAGCAATTTCCCGTGCAATATTAGGATTTGATGTATGTTCTTTTTCAACTTGTGCACCGCGTTTTAATGATTTCTTTACTTTTTTAAGTGGCTCATTATGTTTTTTGGCTAAGTCATTATCAGACAATCCGTCTGCTAAACCACCTTTAAGATATTCTTTTTCTGTCAATATAGGTTGAACTGTTTTTTCTATATTTAAAAATATTGATTTATTCAATCTATCTTCAAACATGCCTACTAATTTTGTACTTAATTGTTCAAAATTATTATCATCCGTGTTAAATTTAATCTTTAAATGTCCATAATCATTACGTACAGTATCATAAACTTCTGTATGCTCTTGAACCATATGTTCAACAATTCTTTCTAAATTTTTTTGTGTTATTGTTAATACAAATGATGTATTTAATTCTTTAATTATGCGTCTAGGATACAAAGCTTTATTAAAATATGAATCAAATAATGTATTTTTTCTTTTTCTTTTTTTAGCATTACCTATTCTAGTTATAACATTACCTTTACCTAATACCTTGGGTATACGCGCATCACCTTTTGCATAAAAGTCTGATCCGCCGGGCACATCACCACCATGTCCAGTACAATCAGTATTTGGACCCATTAGTACACTACCTGCGGTCATTTCATTGATTTTTTTCTTATTTTTCATATAATACTCCGTTGCAATATGTCAAGTTTATCGTATAATTATTTAGTATATACAAGGAGTTTTTAACGGTATGTCTGGCAAAAAATCATCATTATTTGATTTAATGACTAAATATAAAACAGAATTTGAAGAAGATGCTGTTATTAATGAGTTTAATTTAAAAGATAAACAATTAATGTTACCGGGCATTAAACATAAATATGTTGCCTATCTAATACAGCATAAGGTCCGTAAACATGAATTAGAAAACATAAAGAAAGAAGCCATAGAAGAACTTTTTAAAAAAGAAAATTTAGATATAGGTTTAAGTAAACAAGCAATGGAAAAGAAATACGAAAATTCAGCTCCAATTCAAAAGATTAACAGTTTAATAAAAGAACAAGATATAATTATTGATTACTTGGAAAAAATAGAAATCATTTCTAAATCAATGACCTATGATATTTCAAATATTATAAAAATAATGGAGCTAGAAACCACATAATGGTTAAATTTGTATTTGATTGGGATCCCAAATATAAACTTGGCATCGTATATAGCGAACAATTAGATTTGCTTCGCGAATCAATGTCTGTAGAAGATAAAGGTGCAACACTAGGCAAATACAGACGAAGTGGTAATTGGCAAAGCATTAGAAGATATGCTATTACAAAAAACGGAAGATTTAGTATTGGAATTTTTCCCGAAGTATATAGTCAAATAAATTTATTAGGTATACCTAATGAATGTATCATAACTGATAATTTTAAAAAGAAATTTAAATGTGGTTGGATAAATGATGAAAACTACAACCCATTAGAATTAGATATAGTTCCTCGTCAATATCAAATTGATTGTATAAAAAAATGTTTACAATTTGGGCATGGAATTGTAATGATAGGTACTGCTGGCGGTAAAACATTAACCATGGGAATGTTAATACATAACATTAACAATATAACTCGTGGTAAAACATTACTTATTACTATCCCTTCACTAGTTAATCAAACATATGAAGATTTTATAGAATATGGACTGGGCAAATATTATACCATTAGTAAATGGGATTCTAGTAATCAATATACTGATACGGATATAGTTATTGCAAGTAATACTATTTTAATGAGCAAGAAACAAGATATAGATATTTTAAATAATTATGATTTAGTCATAAATGACGAGTGTCACAAAACCCGAGCTGGGAATCGTATAAACGATATTTTCAAAAAAATTAAAACACCCCATAAATTTGGGTTTACTGGTAGTCTCCCAGATTCTAAAATAGATATATGGAACATTATTGGCAAATTTGGGCCTATTATATATGAAAGAAAAAGTGTTGATTTACAACGTGAAGGGCATATTGCATCAGCACAAGCTGTTATATTAAAAATAAATTATAAGAATAGACCAATATTCAAATCAAAACCTAGTATTACAAATCCTACGGGGTTATACATTGAAGAATGTGATTTTATTTATAAAAACGAATTTAGAAATAAATTAATTGGAAAACTATGTAATAATATAGACAAAAATACATTGATATTAGTAGACAGATTAGAGCATCAAGATCAAATCTTAGATACTCTGAAAACCTATGCTCCCGATAAAAACATACAATATGTCAGAGGAGAGGTCGAAATGTCAGACCGTGAAAAAATTCGTGAGTTGATGGAAGTCAATGATAACATTATTTGTGTTGCTATGAGTAGTATATTTGCTACAGGTATTAACATAAAAAATATACATTATATAATATTTGCATTAACAGGAAAAGCAAAAATTAGAATACTACAAAGCATTGGCCGCGGACTCCGCAAACATGATAGTAAAAAGTTATTAACCATATTTGATTTGGCAGATAATTTATATTATGGGTTGAAACATTTAGAACATAGGTTAGAATTATATGAAGAGGAAAATATAAATTATGGCATCAAACACATCGAAGAAAGATGGAGTTAATAAAAACATAAATACAAAATTAGCAAAAAAATTACAAAATGAATTAGCCGATGTTGAAGATTATTATGTAAACCCTAAAAGATTTAGCATTGAACTAGCAAAATATTATGAAACAGATGTCATGTCTGATGAATTAGTCACAATGGCTTGTAACATTGCTCATAGATTAGGATATAGACCTAATTTTATCAATTATCCATTTAAAGACGATATGATTGGGGATGCAGTCATTAAAATTATGAGCGCACTAACTCACAAAAAATTTAATCCTTCTCAGGCCAAAGGAAACCCTTTTAGTTATTTTACAACAATTGCATTTAATGCATTTAAAAACAGAATCAAAAAAGAAAAGAAAGCATATGAAGCATTACGGGTATATCAAGAAGAAACCTATAATAAAATTATGGGGGAAATTATGCCCCATAAAGTAGCACCATACAAAAACAATTCAGATTATTACGACTATAATAACTAATGAAATTTAAAAATAAATTAATAGCAATACTAGCAGATACACATTTTGGAGTACACCAAAATAGTGAAACTTGGCATCAAGTAGCAAAAGATTTTGCAGTAAACTTTAAAAAAGATTTAATAAAGAGGGGTATTCAAGATATTGTTATTCCCGGTGATATATTTCACAATAGGAATGAAATTTCAGTTAATACTATTCACGTTGTAAACGAAATTTTTAATATATGGAAAGAATTTAATATATTTATAATCCCCGGTAATCACGATACATACTACAAAGACAGAGCAGATGTACATTCTTTAGGACTATTAAATGGTTGGGATAATATATTTGTTTTCAGTGAACCGACATCCATTACTGCATTTGATAAACAAATTTCATTTTGTCCATGGGCCGGAGATTATACAAAATTACCATACAGTGATATATTATTTGGTCACTTTGCAATTAACAATTTTAAGCTAACATCAAATATAATATGTGATAATGGTATAGAATCATCAGACATATTAAAATATGCTAAATTTGTAATCACGGGGCATTTTCATGCCACCGATATTCGAAAGTACGATAATGGTACTATTATGTATATAGGATGCCCATATGAAATGTATTGGGGTGATTACGGTGACGATAAAGGATATTATATTTTCAATTTAGAAACAATGGAATATGAATTCATTATAAACAAATTGTCACCACGACACAAAAAACTAAAATTATCAGAAATGGTTGCGGCAGGAAAAATACCTGATTACTGGGAATCCGAAATTTATAATAATATTGTTTCATTTGAAATTGATAGAATTATTGATACCAACAAGTTAAGTATTTTATGTACTAAACTTCAATCCATGGGGCCAATGAGCTTTAAAGTTAACCATAATATTGCAGATAATCTTACAGCCCCGGGAGCATCACTGTCCATAGACGGAATTGATATTCAATCGAGTATACGAGAATTTATTGAGTTACTAGACATACCTAACAAAAAAGACGTAATGGAATATACAATTGATTTATATAACAACTGTATTTAAGGATAAAATATGAAAGAAAAAATTGGAATAGGCTTTATTGGAGAACCAAAAAATAAGACATTATATTCAGAATATAATTTTTATTATGAGCCTGTTGAAAAATGCACTACATGGACAAAAAACAAATTATTATACCAGATGATCAATGATGAGTGTAAACATATATTTTTATTAGATGAAGCAGTAGAAATATTAGATAATAATATATTCAATAAATACATTGAAGCCGCAGAAAAAAGTGGTATTAAATATCTAGTTTATAGTGGTAATTATAAGATTAAAAATTCAATTGATTATGACGGAATAGGAATTAGCTTTGCGGAAAAAGTAAACAAACAATTTTGTTATTATCATTGGAACATTTTTGAAGAAGTCGGATTTTTTGATGGAAGATATTTACAAGGCATACTAGACCAAATTGATTACACTTATCGCGTATGCCAAAAAGAATTGTGTGCCCCCTGGGGTTGGTTTGCCGATTATGAGGATAGTAATAAATACATAAAACAAATACAAGAGCCTGTTGATCCTGAGATATATGCACAATTATATTGGAATGAAAATCAATGGTTCAGACATAAACACGGCAAATTATTTAATGAGTTAACATCCGTAGCCGAAGAAGAGATTATTAAAAAACTAGAAGAACTAAAAGAACAATATGGAAAAAACATTTAAACATTCAGGCGATTTAGGGGATATAATTTATTCCCTTCCAGTAATTAAAACACTAGGGGGTGGAACTTTATATTTAGATATTACTGGTGGCGAAGATGAACCTTCTTGTCGCGCTCAATGTATGGATGGCAAAACAAAATTTAATAAAATATCTTATGATTTTATTAAACCATTAATTGAAGTACAACCTTATATCAAAGAAGTTAAAATTTATCAAAAAGGACAAAAAATAGACTATAATCTAAATTTATTTAGATATAAATTTGCCGATCCTAATTCTAGGAGTAAAACTAAAAACTTATTAGATTTACACATGGAAGCATTCGGATTACCAGAATGGGATCCAAATGAGCCGTGGTTGTTCGTAGACAATCCTATTAAATTAGAAAGAAAAACTATAGTGACCAGATCTCCAAGAATGCAAGCCAATTTTCCATGGTTTCAATCCAATAAATTTAAATTTAGAGATAATGCAATATTTTTAGGACTACCAAAAGAACACGAGTTCTTTGAATGGACTTTTGATATTAAGATCCCTTATCATCCTGTTAAAGATGCATTAGAAATAGCAAAAATATTAAAGGGTGCAAAGGCTCTCGCGGCAAATTCTACCTTTATACTGTCAGTGGCAATAGGTTTAGGAACTGTTCCTATTGTACAAGAAGTAGAACCACATTTTCCAACAACAGTATTTCTTGGTAAAACGAATATGAATTATATATGAAAATAACATTTGCTATTACTGTTTGTAATGAAATACAAGAAATTAAAAGGTTATTATCTTTTTTATTTAAAAATAAAAGAGATAATGATGATATAGTTGTATTATTTGATACAAAAAATGGGACACAAGAAGTTGAAAATTATCTTTCAAACGTAATTGAACCCAATTTTCTATATTTTAAAGATGAATTTGAAAATCATTTTGGATGTTGGAAGAATAAGTTAAAGAACCTTTGTAAAGGAGATTATATTTTCTTTATAGATGCTGATGAAATACCTAATTTAGACTTCTTTCTAAAACTCCCTAATATTTTAAAAGAATATCCCAATAATGATTTATTTTATATTCCCAGAATTAATACGGTTAAAGGATTAACTGAATCACATATTATAAAATGGAAAATGAATGTAAAAAATAATTGGATTAACTTTCCAGATTATCAAGTCAGATTGATAAAAAATCTTCCTTATATATTTTGGACAAACGCTGTACATGAGGTAATAACAGGATTCAAAAATCCCATTACATTACCCCCAAAGGAAGACTTTTCGCTATATCATGAGAAAGAAATACAAAGACAAGAAAAACAAAATGACAATTATGACAAAATTGCCGCTTTTGATTTTAGTAACAGATTGAATATCATATATAGAACATGTGATTCTGTAAGTGTCACATCAAATTATAATCAAAAAAGAGACTTTGGAACTAAATCTGAAATAATAATAAAATGTTTTGATTCTTTAGTTAAGGCCCTAAAGGTATTCAACGGTGAATATAGATTATATGTAGTTAATGATCATGTATCCGAAAGAGTAAAAAGCCATCTTGAATCATATAATATCATTACAAAAATGTTTAATTTGGATAAAGGTGGAAACGGACAAAGTTTTATTAAATGCCTTGACATTGGTCTAGAGTGTTTTGGAAATATATTATTTCTTGAGGATGATTATTATCTTAATGAAAATATTTTTAATGAAATGATTTTTTTCAAAACAAAAACAATCAACACCCCTAAATTTACTCATAAACACATCTGCTTATATCCTTTAGATGAAGATAATTATAATAAACCCGAATTGTGTTATGTTATGACGGGTAAATCACATCATTGGAAAACTGTTACACACACTACCTGTACATTTATGATTGATGATTTTATTTTAAAGGACCAGCTTCAAAACTTACAACGATTTGGATTATATGGATCCCCTGGTATTAATGAAGACAATACAATTAATTTGGTATATAAGAAGTTTCCATGCTTCAGTCCACTACCGTCCTTAGTAGAACACATGCAATATTATAACTGTCTTTCACCCTTCTCAAAATTTAAAAAGGAAAAACTATGAGCGATATAGATAGATTATATGAATGTTTACAACCATATAATGCAGATTATGAATTATACAGATTTGGTATTAATAGTGATGGTGGTTATATAACACCTAAACAAGCAGTTTTAGATGCTGATGTTTTTTATACATATGGTGTTGGAGGAGATATAAGCTTTGAATTAGATGTACATAAAACTAGGCCTGCTAGCAATTATTATCTTTTCGACCCAACTATTGATAATATACCCACCGCGCCACCACAGTTTATTTTTACTAAAGAAGGACTAGGACCTCAAGATAATGCCCCCTATTTTACATATGAGTCACACATTAAGAGGTTTAATAATGAAGATAAAAAAGTCTTCCTTAAAATAGATATTGAAGGTGGTGAATATGGAGCAGTAGATATTATCAATAACAAGCTACAAGAAAATATAACAGCACTAATTATAGAAGTACATAATCTAAATAATCAAACAGAAAGAATAAAATATTGCAATCTATTTGATACATTATCAAATAATTTCAATTTGTGCCATTTACATCTTAATAATCATGGTGGATATCACAAAATCGGGGAACATGTTATAACACCAGCCATTGAATTAGCATTCATTAATAAAAAATTATACCCTGGTGTATATCG